GGAATGTTGAAGATCTTTCTTGAGCGCATCATTCCAGAGCACAAGAAGCCAAAGAAGATTGATATCAACGAGAAGCCTTCAAAAAGTGATAAGCAGCTACTGACGGAGGAATAATGAGTAATCCAGTTGAAGACTTTCTCAGAGTAACGAGAGAGTTTTTGTTTGGTGACAACTCTCATTTTTCCAAAACAGAACTCACTTATTTGAATCAATCTGTTGATGCGGTAGATCTTGAATACCGTATGAAGCAGCTTGAAAGAAATCGTAATTATCTTCGTTACTAAAACATAGGGGACGATTGTCCCCTATCTCAAAGGAAATATATTATGACCATCAAAGTTATTCGACTTGTCAATGGTGAAGAATTGATCGGCAAGTATTCAGAAGCACCTACTCATGTTACTCTAGATAAGGTCGGAGTAGTTCAAATGATCCCAACCCAAAAAGGTGTAAATATTGGATTGTTCCCTTTTGCACCATATGCTGAAGAAGACTCGTTTAAATTTAGTCATGAACATATCGTGACAACCTTTACTCCCGCAACTGATCTACTTAACAACTACAACCAAATGTTTGGATCTGGGATACAAATTGCTGGTGCGGGTTCATTGAAGTAATCTCCAAGAGGTAATATGCGTTTCTACACCAATGTTCATGTGAACAGTAGTTCTGCTTTTGTACGTGGGTACGAGGATGGAAAGAGGTTTCAGTATCGACAGGACTTCTCCCCATACCTCTTTGCTCCATCACAAATCCCAACGGGGTATAGAACCCTTGATGGTAAGTATGTAAAACCTCTGCATTTTACTGATGTGAGAGAAGCAAGAGATTTTCTGAAGAGGTATGAGGAAGTCTCAAACTTTGCTCTCTACGGTTCTAATATGTTTACGTATCAATGCATATACGACACATTCAAAGGCGAGATTGAATATAACGTCGATGACATTAGTGTCGTATCTCTTGATATAGAAACATCAACGAAGAATGGTTTTCCAAATATTGCCCTTGCGGATAAAGAAGTAATCACTCTTTCTATGCGAAAGAATGGAAAGTGTGCAGTTATTGGTACGAGACCGTATACACCAAAGTCTGATGATATTGTTTATTATCAGTGTAAGAATGAGTCTGATCTTCTCACTACATTTCTTAATCTTTGGAATTCTGAAGAATGGAAACCAGATGTTGTGACTGGCTGGAACGTCGAGGTATTTGATATTCCCTATCTGTACGTTCGGATATCAAACATACTTGGTGAGAAGGAGGCAAAGAGAATGTCTCCATGGAAACTTGTTAACTCGAGGTCCATTAGTGCAGAGAATCAAGGTCCGTTTGTTTATGATCTGATTGGTATTTCAACTCTAGACTATCTTGCCTTATACAAAAAGTTCTCATACACACCTCAAGAGTCATATAAGCTCGATCACATTGCTGAATACGAGCTTGGTGAAAATAAACTAGACTACTCTGAATATGAATCGATGCATGAGTTTTATGTTCAGAATTACGAAAAGTTTATTGACTATAACATCCACGACGTTGTTCTTGTTGATAAGCTGGAAGAGAAGTTGAAGTTTATCGAGCAGGTATTTGCTATCGCATATGATGCGAAGGTCAACTACGTTGACACATTCACAACTGTTCGTATCTGGGATATTATTATTACCAATTATCTCCTCGACAAGAAGATCGTTGTTCCTCATCACAAGTCCGAGGTATTAGAGAAACGAATCGAGTACGATAGACAAAAAGGTCCGATCGTTGGTGCATATGTGAAAGATCCTCAAGTTGGGTTACATAAATGGGTTTGTTCTTTCGATTTGAACTCTCTCTATCCTCACTTGATCATGCAGTACAACATCTCACCTGAAACATATAAAGGATTGGAGAGTGATATAACAATCGAGAATCTTCTCGAAAGTGAAAAGAGTAATGATCTGATTAAGAGACTTGATGATACCAATCAAACAATGACTCCCAATGGTGCTCTGTTTGATAAAGACTTTAAAGGATTCTTACCAACGCTGATGGAGAACATGTACAACGATCGTTCTGAGTGGAAGAAGCGAATGATCGAAGCAAAGAAGGCATATGAAAAGAATCCATCTCGTAAAATAAGTAATGAGATTGCTCGATGCCATAACATGCAAATGGCAAAGAAGATTCAATTGAACTCCTGCTACGGTGCTCTTGGTAACACCTACTTCAGATGGTATCAACGTAATCTTGCAGAAGCAATTACAATGTCTGGCCAACTTTCTATTCGCTGGATGGAAAAGAACATCAACAAGTATCTAAACAAGTTGTTCAAGACTGATAATGAAGACTATGTGATTGCTTGTGATACCGACTCGATGTACATTCGACTTGATCGCCTAGTGCAAACGATGTTCGAGGATGATTCTGATAAAGCGAAGATCGTGAAATTTCTTGATGATGTTTGTGAAAAGAAGATCCAACCCTTTATTGATAAGACGTATGAAGATCTTGGCAATTACATGCAAGTGATGGATCAGAAGATGGTAATGAAGCGTGAAGCGATTGCAGATAAAGGAATTTGGACAGGGAAGAAGCATTACATTCTCAATGTGTACAATAACGAAGGTGTACAGTATGCAGAACCAAAGTTGAAGATGCAGGGTATTGAAGCTGTTCGTTCTTCAACCCCCTCAGCTTGTAGAAAGAACATTGAGAAAGCTCTTAAGATTATCATGAACAAAAATGAGAGTGATATGATTGAGTTCATTCGCAACTTCAAAGAAGAATTCGTATCACTTCCTTTTGAAGAGATTGCTTTTCCAAGAGGCGTTAAAGATCTGAAAAAGTATGCTGATAGTTCTTCGATCTACAGAAAATCAACTCCTATCCACGTTAAAGGATCGCTGATCTACAACAACCTTCTGAGGGAGTATAAGATGCAGGATAAATATCCTTTCATCGGCGATGGAGATAAGGTCAAGTTTTCTTATCTTGTGAAGCCAAATCCTGCAAGAGATTCCGTTATTTCTTGCCCAGGTGAATTGCCTAAACAACTCGGTCTAGAAAAATACATCGACTACGATACCCAGTTTGATAAATCATTTCTGGAACCGATTCGCTCTATCACAGATGCCATTGGTTGGAAGACAGAAGTCAAACAACAAAGAGCAACATTGGAAGATCTTTTTGCATAGGAAATAAAATGAGCAAACCTATTTTTGATCTTGATGATGTAGAGGACTTTGGGTTCTCTGCAGTCAGTGAAGACGAGCTCAAATCACTTGAAAGAGAGCTAAAACAGCAGGTTGAACAGAAAGAGCAAGAGCTATCGTTGACTTCGAAGGAGTACAAGGATAAACTAGAAGCTCTTTATAAACTAATTATGCCTTTGCTCTTGAATTTGCAAAAAGATCCAGAAAAAGAATATATCCTTTGGCCAGATAGGTCAAAGAAAATGACAGCGTTTATTGCAAGGGTAAACAAGATAGTTCAGGATTAAAATGATTGTACAGACATTTGGTAATGGAGTGCCAATTGTAATCCTTAAAAACATTATAAAAGACAAATATATCTTAGTAATGTTGAAAGAAATTGAACAGATTATCGTCAACAATCTGTTAGAAGATGCTTCATCGTCAACCTCTGCTATCAGCGATCTTAAAAGGATTAAAAATAACAGAGGACTGTTTATCGATGACTATTATAATGAGAGACGCGATGAAAGTGATATACTTAACGTACATCAGATCGTCAATACAATACTCCTTGACGAATTAGAAAACAAACACCAGCTGTTCAGATATTTTTCGGCAACTAACTCCCATAACACGCTACTGAGTGTTTATACAAACAGCAACAGTTACTTCGAGCATTTTGATAGATCCGTTATAACAGCCATAACGTATTTGTGGAATCAACCAAAGAAGTTCACTGGCGGTAACCTATTATTCAATGAGTATGATATACAGTATGAACCAGAGCTGGGGGATGTTGTTGTTTTTCCAGGTTTTGTTAGACATGAGGTTTCGGAAGTTCAAATGAACAACGATGATCCACTTCACGGAAGATATGCTATTTCACAATTCTTTCACATTAGATGATTAATTATATCGCACTTCTGGTAGCAATTTGCTTGTCTGCGGTTGCAGCTTACTTTTCAATACTAGGCCTTGCAGCAATCTTTGCAGCATCGTTCTGGCCGATTGTTATTATGGGGTCTGCTCTTGAAGCAGCCAAGGTTGTTGCTGCTTCATGGGCATTTAGGAATTGGCACACAGCTCCTGCTTTCATAAAGTACTATCTTGCATCTGCTGTTGTTGTATTAATGTTCATTACATCAATGGGCACGTTTGGATATCTTTCAAAAGCTCACATTGAACAGACAGCATCGATTAGCGATGTGTCAGCTCAAGTTGATGTTTATGATGAAAGGATTAAATCACTAAATGAAACAATCGAAGCCAACCGTAAACTTCTTAAACAGTACGACGAGGCAGTTGACCAAGTCATGGCACGCTCGACAGATTCAAAGGGGGCGGAACGTGCGCTCCAAATTAGAAAGACCCAACAGAAAGATCGTGGCAGGATTATGGAAGAAATCAGTTCTCTCCAGAAAGAAGTTTCAAAGGTCACTGCAGAGAGGGCTCCTCTTATCTCTCAAGTTAAGAAAGTTGAAAGGGAAGTGGGTCCTATTAAGTACATTGCCGAACTCTTTATCGATAAAGCT